TCTACCAAATTTTATTGTTTTTGGAAGAAATTCATCGAACCCATCTGGGTATTCACAGTCATTTTTCTTGATTAAACCTTTTATTGTGTTATTATTTAAAAATGGATTACAATTCCCGTTTTCATTTGCGTAATTTTGTCCGTTTAATGTTATGTCATTTAAAGCTAAATTATCAGCAAACTCTTGTGTTGTCCCACTATATTTACCACTTTCAACAACATAAACTACCATAGAACCTAATCCATTACAATTTTCACAATCATTTTTATAATACGTTTCTGAAAATGTTTTATTATAAAAAACATTTTGACAATCAAAAGTTTCACCACTAATAGTTATATATTTATTACTATTAACAATACTTTCATCAAAATCAATTCGGAATACCTTTGAAAAATCTTGAACATAACAACCACACTCATTATAAATCGTTTTAGGGTTTATGTCATCAATAAAACTATTTTTTGTTGTTTTACCTAATAGCCACTTATTAATTTTCTTTAAATCATTATCTTCGTTTAGTGTGAAAAATTCTGTTTTTTTTGTAATAGTAAGATTTTCACTCACATTTATATTGTTAAAATTGGGTATAATATTATTAAATTGACTCCAATAGTGTGAACCACCATCGTAAGCACCAATGTGTGGGTTGTTTCTATTTTTTATATTTAATAATGAGTTTAAACCAGCAGTTTCTTTATACCAACCACCAAAACTTTGAAAATATAAATCCTTATTGTTTGTTAATGGTCTTGGATAACCTTCTTCATCAATTGCAATCTCTTCGGGTATAATATTATTTACTAAATCATTTAAATTTTTTACTTTTAAGTAATCTATTTTATTTTTTGTTAAATAGACATGTTCGTTAAATTCTATTAAACCATTTGGTATACCCATATATTCAATTAAAAACTCAACTGATTTTCTAGTACCTTTTGAACGCCAAATATAGGGTGTGTTAATAATTAAATTTCGCCAAAAATTAAAGTCATTTGATTTAGTTATTGTCTTTTCTGTTAAGAATTGTGTTACATCCCAACCATATAAATTAGCTTGTGAAAAAAGTAATTCATTTGGTATGTTATCTTTTTGATTATAAGTGACCACATTAACATAACTAATACCATCAATATATATTTTTATTTCATCTAAGTATGCACCAAAAATCCTTAAAGTTTCACCTAGCCTAGTAATTGATTCATCGTCACTTTCAATTTCAGTTCTATTACCATCTCTTAATAAAAGGTTCTCTGGTATTAAAAATCTATATATTGTATCTGTTTTATAACTATCATATGATTTACTAATATCAAATAATTTATTAATGAATAAATTAAATCCAACACCATAAAAAGATGGGTTTACTCCATCTATTTTATTCCATTCAAGTTTTTTTATTGTTAGAATTGTTTCTTCATCAATATTTTTTTCTTTAACTTTGAATGTTGAAATGAATGTATTTTCATTTTCATTTTCTAATAAAATATAAGATAAACCCTTTAAATTATTTTTAAATTTATGAAATTCTTCTTTATTTGCTTTAATGTGATATGAAAATGTTTGTTCTACATCATCAATAAATGGGTTACCTTTAACACCTATTGTCATTTCATTAACAGAACCATTTTCATCTGTAGCTATAATAACATCTATAATTTCAAATTCAACACCATAACCATCATTTACAAATAAAACATATTTATTCCAATTAGATATAAAATCTTTAATGTTCGTTGGGTTAAGGTTGTTGGTGTTTAAGTTAATATTGAAATCATTGTTTAATAAATTTAAATTAACATCAAAATAAGTAACATCACTATTTTCATCATATAATAAATTTTCATATGTTTTAATATCTGAATCAGATGTATTAAAATATAAAGAACCTAACCAATTAATTTTTAATTCTTGTAATGTAACTCTAACACTTTCACTCATAGAGCCGTAAGTATATATTCTATCTAAGTTAGTTTTATCATAATTAATTTGTAACCTTTTTTCATTACCATAATTTAATAGTAAGGTATCTTCAGTAAATTGTTTATATTTACCACCACTCTCATATTTTTTATTTATTATTTGTTCACTGTTATTAGTCAATATTGTAAATAAACTATATCTCGATAGTATTGAATCACCACCTTTAATTGATGGTGTCAAATTTAACCCACCATAAGCGAAAGTGTCGTAATATTCAACACCACCACCATATATTGTTTTTTTTAAGAAACTACCACTTAATGTTTTATATTTTTTATTTACACTCATTACAATTACTTAATATTAATTTTAATATCAACCTCTGGGTATTTTATTTCATAAATACTATCAGGTTCACAATGTAAAACTTCATCCACACCAATATTGATTTCGCCTGTTACATTATTTTTTAATTGTTGTAATGGTTTATTAGGACTGTATTTATCGGAAGTTTTATTAAATACTCTTATATTTGAAACATTTAATATGTTTGGTATGTTTTGTATAGCACCTCGTATCTTACCAATCATTATATCATCACCTATTTCAATTACACTATTATTTATATTTTTTTTAATTTCATTGATAATAGTTTTTGATATTACATTCTTAGGTGTTCTATTGTTAACATTTACATCTATTTCAACTCCAATATTAATGACTTTCACTGTTGATACTTCAATATAATCATTTAATGAACGATATTCTGATAAATATTCAACAATATTTTCTTTTATTAGTGATAATGTTTCAGTATTAAAATGACCATTTTCATTTAAAGATAATATACAAATTTTAATTTTATTTCTATCTTCATATACATTTAATTTAAATGGTACACCATATTTTGACGGCATTAAACTTATTAAATGTTTATAATCACTTATTTGTAATGCTCTACCATAAACACTTTTATTGTATTTAATTAAATTTTTAATTTCTTCTATTGTTGGTTCATCTTTCCCACCAACAACAGGTATTAAATTTCTAGCCGAAATTGACTTTTTAATTAAATTGTTAATATTATTGTTCGCACCATAAATATTAATATTTAAACTATTAATTTTATTTATTGTATTAACACTTGAATTACTTTTAAGACCGCCACCAACTCTATATAAAATGAAATAAGTTTTATTTGGTATTATTTCTTTACCCAAACTTAAATTATTAGTGAAATCTACTATTTGTGTTAATAATTCTTTATTATCTAAATCAAATGTTGGTTGTTCATTTCCACCACCAAAAGTTATTTTTAAATAGCCGTTTGGTGTATATTCAGTTATATAACGTTTTTCAATAACTTTCCAAATACCACTTAAAACATTTTTACTATCACTTATTTTTTGGTTGTTATTTAGAAAAACTTTATTTTGTGCCAATGATTCAACTTCATACCATCTATTTTCATTTTCAACATAAAAATCTAACCTATTTGGTGTTTCATTAACTGATAAACCATCCACTTCTATTATTGATTCTATACCTAAAACATTATTATCAGGTATTAAAAATTCATAGAATGGTTTATTCGTATTATTAGGTATTGTGAATTTTAATATTTTTGTAGTACCATTTATAACCATAACACTTTTAGTTATAGTATACGTATTATTAGTATTATTTAAAAAAACACTTCTATTTGGTATACCCCTCTCATTAAATGGTGAGTTAAAGTCGATTGGTTCGTTACATTCAAATGATTGTCCATTACCAACAACCTGCATACCTCTTTCAATATAAGGGCAATAACTCATATCAGGTTCTCTAATACCACTATCAGGTGGTATATTATTGACAGTTACGTCAACTAAAGTAACACTAGGTTTTTTACCTGGTATTTTAATACCTTCTGTGACAGCCTTAGCGTAAACACTACGTTTTTCTCGCATACTATCCAGTTGTGTTTCTTGAAAAGCACTATCGGTGTTAAAGGATAAATCATCCCCTAACCCAGCCATTAAATCAAATAATAACGCACCTATTGTGGCATCGTTAAAGTTATTTAATGTGTTTGGGTAGTATTGTTTAGTGAAATTAATTAAACTCTCTCTAAGTTCACTAAAACTCCTATTTGCGTAATTTATTGTTTTTGACATAAGTATTTTCTTATTTTACGTAAATAGATTTTTTTTTCTTTTTTTTATATATTTATTATAACAAAATCAGTTTGTGTAAAAAAACCATCTGTTATTTTATAATCAATTCTAATATTTATTGAATATGACTCATCAGATGGTTTATTTATTTCAATATCATTGATTGTTAAACCTTTTAAATAAAGACTGAGTGTATTTTGAATATCATCTTTTATATTGTTCATATTAACACCATCATTAGGTTCAAATAAATATTCTAACAAAGAAGATGCTATGTTTGGGTTTCTATACCTTTGATTTTTAGGTGTTGTTAATATTAATTTTATTACTGATTTAATCTCATCACTTTCAGTTGTTGTTAAATCAAATAAAAAACCTTCAGATTCTTTACATGTAAATGGAAATCTAATACCTAAATATTTCATATTTATACATTATTTATTTTCTAGTTATCCTAACTAATGGTTTATTCTCATTATTAGCACCCCTAGGGTTATAGTAAATCATATTTTTTTTCTCAACATTTTCTTTACCCCCATTAACATATATAATATTACTTTTTTGTTGATTTGTTTTTGGTGGGGTTATTTTAATATCATCAATCCCATTATCATATAATGTTTGTTGTCTTTTAGGTTGTAATCTTTCTTGTGCAAGTTTTAATTTTTCTTCCCACTCTTTATATTTCCTATCTATGTATGGGATACCATTTTCATCCACTAAACACCATTCACCCATATATAAATCTTTACAAGTTTTATAATCAATATTTGAATTACCTTGTATACCAGTCCCATACCAATATGGTGAACCTGTAACATTTTTTTCTTCACCATCCCACACGGTTAAGTTACCACCAAATGATTGACCATTTTTTAATATTAAACCTTTTAAATATGAATATTCAACAGAGTCTTTTTTTATTTCCCTATCTACACCTTCCCATTTTTCATTGAAATCATCTAAAACAGTTACCTTCCAAAATAAATATTTAATGCGATATTTATTTGCTATTATAATCTCCTGTATTACAGGTTTACCATAGCGTTGTATGTTTTTATTTTGATTAATTTGATTACCGAAAACAATATTTTCCATTTTTTTTTTACTTATTTTATTTTAAATGTTAATACCAATAAATATTGTTGTTAAAAGATATGATATACTTATTAACAATAATATTTTCTCATATATATTACTTAAAAACACATTTTTTTTATTTAATCCTTGATAAAATAAATAGAACATAACACCTTGATATGAGGTGTATAATAAAGACATAAAAAAAATTATAAAACTAAATCTTTCCATTGTATTTTTTTATTTAAATATAATTATTATTTAATCAAAAATAAATAGATATTAAAAAAAATGGGTTAATTTTTTTTATTTAACCCATTTTTTTTTCACTCTTGATTTAATTTATTATATATTTCTTTAAAATAGTTATCTTCATTTACTAATTCTTTCCTATTTAAACTATTTTTAGGTGAATCATAAGACATTAATCTAAAGGTTTTATTTAGATTTTCTTTGATTAAATTTTTATTTTTATAATCAATTAAAATACCTTCATTTATAAAACTATCTTTTTCCCATTTAAAAATATATTCATTATTACTATCTACTATTGAAAAAATAGAACCGTTAAATTTAAGATTATTTGGTATGTATTTACGTGCTACATCTTCATTTACTAAAGATTCTTTTGTTATTTGTATTTTAGGTTTATTAGTTTGTACATCTTTCACCAAACTTACAATTGGTTTTGTCCCACTGGTTGACATTTTATCAACAGCATCAACTACTTTAGTGATTGTGTCTAAATCAACATCTTCATTAATTTCTTCATCTTTTTCACCAATTAATGATTTTAAATAATCTTTTACATTTTCAAAAATTGTATTTTTTTCAACATCATTAGTTTTTAATGGCATTTTACCATATAATTCTAAATTACCTCTTTTAAATTTATTTTTACGTTCTGCTTTTTTTGTAAAAATTACGTTATCTTTACCTTCTTTACCTTTAATGTAACTTTGTAACCTTTTTTTTAATTCAGGTGATAATTTATTTTCATAATCATAATCTTCCATACCACGATTATAATCACTTATTTGTATTTCTTTATCATCAATAGTGTTAAATTTAACACCATCTAATTCTTTCTTTAGATTTATATCAAATTTTTTTTGAACATTTTTTAAATATTCCTTTGATATTTTTTCTGTAGTACCTTGACTTAATAAAGTACCTTTTGTTATTGGTTTAATTATTTCCATATATGTTTTTTTTATTATCTATTTGCTTTTGATATCTGTCTTCTAATGTCACGTATCTCTCTTGATGTGAAACCGTAACGATAATCATCAATAGTAACTCTATTAGCTTTTTTATTAAATAAACTTCTATCACTACCATCATCTGGGTTATAATATTCAACACTATCACCTTGTACATTTTTTCTAACGCCCTTGGATATTTGTGTTAATTTGTATGTACCTCTATTTAATATATCATAAATTGAGTCATCATATAAAATAATATCTTCTTCTTCTTTATTTTTATTATAAGCCTTTTTTTCTTTTTTTACCTTTTTTTTCTCCCTTATTAAAGATAATTCATTGTTATATATTTCTAATAAAATACCCATTTTTTTTTAAAAATTAATTATATTATAACCAATACCCACACCTACCGTTGGACCTATATAACCACTAGCAGTAAGTGGGTTAAAACCTAATGAATAAGCAATAGATAAGTTAATTGAATATTTAATGCGTTTCTTATGTAAATTTAAATCATCATATTTAAAAACTGCACTGTTTATTTTATTAACACTTAGGTTTGGATTACTTGAATTGACAGTGAATTCTATACCATCTTTATTTTCTATTTTTTTTATCGTTAATTCTGTAAATAGTTTATCTGTTGTTATATACGTATTCACTTTTTTTGGTTTATCTATACTAATAACATCTGTGTAACCACTTAACTCACGAAATTCGTTTATTTCACTAAATTTATATCTATTTAATGTATCTGATATAGCGATAGTAGTTAAATTTAACTCTTGTAAAGTATCCTTAAGGTTATTTACTTCTATTTGTAATTTAGTTATATCAATTAAGTTTTTCTTATCTTTTTTTGACAACTTATTGATTTCTAAATTTAACTCACTATTTGTTTTTGATAACGTTTTAACATCACTTAATAAAGCTAATTGTTTAAATTCTAATTCTCCATTTTTATTTTTAGTTACCCTAACTTCATCTAATAAAGCTTTTATAGTGTAAGTATTTTGTTTCTTTAACTTGTTCTTTTCATTACAAGTCTGAAGTGAAAAAAAACTTAATATTAAAAGTAATATTATCAATAAAATATTTATTTTTTTCATAAATATAAATTTATTTTATTACTATTCCAAGTATCTTTCCAAGAAAAATAATAATTTTTTAATTGTTTTATTGTGCTAAATAATAAATCATCTAATTTAATAGCTTCTGGTATTCTTATATAAACACCATTATTCTCATTTAATATGAACATAAATTTAACTCTGAAATCAACTATTTCACCTTGTAATATAACATTTTTTTCATTTCTTTTAATTAAGGTTGAAAAAATTTCAACCTTAATGTTTATTGTGTTATATATCTCATTTTCAATTTCATTAATTTCAAGTTTAGTTAATTCATAATTATTGTTTGAATTTACATTATTTTCAACTAATATTGATTTAGTCACAAAAGTATTAGATTTAAAAATTTTATCAATCATTTTTTTTCTTTTTTTAAAATAATAAAACTGCCCTACTATAACGTATTGTTAATTCAACTTTTAATAAACCACCACTTTCATAATCTAAACTACCACCTTTATATTGTGTTATGAAAGCATCTTTTAATATCCATTTTTGTACACAAACACCCGTTGGGTCTAAAATTTCTAACTCTAAATCATTCATATAACCAGCCGCATAACCCATTCTACCAGTAGTTTCTTCTGCACAAGTTCTAATCCATTCAATAGCTGCTTGTGTTGTTGATGGACCGATGTAATCAACTAATGATACTGACATAGTTTCAAATTTATATTTACCAGCAACATATTGTTCTTGGTTAAGGAATGGGATTTTAACTTCATCAATAGTCCAGTTAGGTCTAGCTGCTGATGCTAGTTGAAATTCATGTAAACCTATTTTAGATGGAAACCTTAAAATCCATCTGTGTTTTTGTAATGGTTCACTTTGAATAGGTGTGTTTGGTATTAAATCTCCTGTTGCCATATATTATATTGTTTTTTTTTTATTTTAAATAGTTGTTTTTTTTTATTTACGCAAAACTAACTTGATTTGGTGTTACATTAAATGTTATCTCAATAAATTCTAATGCACCAATTGGTTTTAACCATATACTAATTCTAATTTGTCTTAAGTCTTTATCTTCTGGTGTTTGTGTTACATCTAAACGATATTCTCTTTCGATACCTCTTTGACCAGCTACGCTCTCTAATATTGGGCTGATTTGACTTCTGATTAAATTTACTACTTCACTATCATTTTGTTCAAAAATATCTTTTTTTACAACATTTCTAATAATTGAACGTAAATATAACATTAACCTCAAGACACCGATTCTACTTACAACAAAATCATCAGCATTTTTTCTAAGTAGTCTTTGACCCCACAATTTTAAACCTTCCCCTGTTGAACTAAATGTTTCTACGTAGTTAATATTTGAGTTCTGTAAGTATTCAGTATCAGCGTTTTTTAATCTAGTTCTAGCACGTAAAGCATTTACATTTCCACGACCAAAACCTACAGGTGCAAACCAAGGATATGATATATTATCTGTGAAAGCTATTGAACGACATAAATCCTTTATAGGTGATAACCATACATATTTACCATCATTTTCAATATCTGGATATTGAACCCAAGGATAGAATGTTGTTGCAAATGTAGTGTCAATTCCTAAATCATTTACTAATTGTGATAACTCTTTAGGTGTTATTAACGTACTAACACTATTATTTGTTGTGTCAGGTGTATTAACCAAATATAAAGCATCAAAACGTTCATTTTCAATCATATCTATAACCTCATCTGTTAATGATGTTTGATTAATAATATCAATACCAGGTGTAGCAATTAAATTAATAGCAACTGTTTTTGGATTTGAAAATGCTCTAATACCCTTGTAATATGCGTAATAATCTGATGTTAAAGCTTTAAAATTTTCAGGGAAATCATTATCTGAATATTCCGTATATTTTTCATTATTTAAACCTATTTTAGCATAAGTTTTATTATATTTATAATTTGAACTTAAACCTCTATTTTCTTGATATAAATCCCAACCATCAAAACCACTATGTAATAATACTGTAAATTTAAACATTTGTTTAATTATAGATTTATCTGTTATTTCATCACCATTTTCATCTACAAAAACATTCGTGTCATTAGTTGTATAACCAAGTGAAGATGCTTCTGTTTGTATATGGAAACCACTAGTTAATTCATCTGAATAAGTACCATAATCTAAATTTGTATTATTATTGATGCCCTTATATTTTAAATAATCAACATCAAATGTTGGTGTTTGTAAACTTGGAATACCTAGTGTTTGTTTTTTTATTTTAACATCAGAGTTATACCCAACACTATAAAGTGGTGATGGGTATGTATAATTCAAATGTTTACGAATTGGATACCCTTTAAAACCACTAGGTATTTCATTTTGTAAATTACCTTCTGCGATTTCTATCACTACGTATTTTGAATTAATATTATATTCACCTTCAGCATCACCAATTCGCTTACAGATATAATTTTTATCATCTTTAATTAAATTCAAATTTCTATAACTTTCTAACACAACAACTGAATCGTCTCTATCACCAAATGCCCTAATTATTAAATCAAAAGTTTTATTTGTTTTATCAACATTTTCAATACTAATTTTAATTTCATTATTAGATGTCTCACCATCAGATATTGAAATTACCCTGAATAGGTTTTTTATTTGACCACCAATAACTTCAGATACAATCCAAGGTGTTCTAGCTGGTTTATATGATGATTTATAATTATTAACTTCATATTTAGGTAATTCTACTATATTAAAGTCAACATCACTTTCTAATAAGTCATTAAAATTAAAACCATCTAAATAATATTCATCAACCCATATAGGTGAACCTTCAACATCATTAATTTTAGCACCAAAAACATTTAATATAAAATTTGGTGATGTGTTATCTAAAGATACTTTACGTAATTCAGTTGTTACACCATTTTTATCAAAAAAACTAACATTTGCAACAAAATTAATTGCACTTGTTGTTGTTTCTATATTACCACTATCATCAATAGTAACACCCGATAAAACAATATCTTTTGTTGGTTTGATTGTTACTGATGTGTAATCACCTGAAGCATTATATAATGATATTTCAGTATTATCCTTAGGTAAAGTTAATTCCCCATCTTTGATTATTGCTTTTGAGAAATTACATTCAAATTCAGACATCGGTAGTGTACTTATTGTTGATAAATCAATAAAAATACCAAATTTACCCTTATCTTTATTACCTCCAATATAGAATGTTGATTCACCTTCACTAACACCTAAAATATTTTCATTTAAATTTACTTTGGCTGTTAATATTTTAAAAGATATGTCGTTTTCTAATGTTATTGCACTAGTGTATATTGTTTGTGTATTAGATATTGAACTATCAACTGTTTGTGTTGTTTCATTCAATACACCTTTACTACGTAATACAGCTACCAAACTTTCTTTATTTTCAGTAATTTCACCTTTCATTGTAATACCCCAAGCACGACCAGCATCATAACCAGATAAACCTAAAACTCTAACAACATACAAATTGTCACTTTCTTTTAAATATTCTTGAGCTACATAGGGTAGTTCGTATTTTGGGAAATTATTAGATTTAAATTTTTCTGTTGACGTTCCACCAAAATATTGTTTATATTCAGTCCAATTACCAACATTTACAATTTCAAATGCTGGTCCTTTTAATGTTTCACCTGTTAAACCAAGTGCAGTTACAGATACGCTACTTATTGATGGTATTGGGGTTTCTTTTACTGTATCATAAACCCAAGGTGTTACTTTTCCATTTCTAATAGTTTGTGCCATATTATATTTCTTTATTGTTTTTTTATATAAATAGTATTTTTTTATCCTAAAAATATTTTTTTAAGTTACGGTCTAGTATTATGTCTTTTTAATTTTTGTTTATCCCAACCAGTATGTTCTATTGCTTTTTCGTATAAAAAGTTTAATATTTTCCTATTATTAATTTCATTAAATATTAAATTTTTATTATTTTTTCCTAAATTTAATTTTAAAAAATTAAATAGTCTTTCACCATCTGATTTATTCTTAGTTATTATCATATTAAAAAAGTCCTCATTATTAAGTGTTTTAATAAATATTATTTTATTACCTAACCTATAAATATCAATAATGTTTTTTAAATCAGAAAAAACATATTCTTTTAATATGAATTTAATATCTTTCCTATCATTATGTGGATTATAACCAAAAACATAAAAATCTTCTTCTATAAATATTTTATTTTTTTTTAATATAATAAAACGATTCATTTCAGTTGTTATTTTTTCCTTAAGTTTATATTCGTTTTCAACTATACTATAATCAACTAATTCATCGTTAGTTTTTACTAATAATATCTCATAAGTTAATTCTTGAATACCACCAAAATTACCACCCATGTTAATATATTCTTTTGGGAAAATAATATTTTTTTTATTATTGTGAATTATTTCATCGTATTTATTTAATGCTCTCTCGTAATGCACATATTTATTTATGGTTTCTTGATATATTTTATTTTTAACTAAAATTAATCTGTATTTATATGGTGTTTTCTTATTCATAAATATAAGATATCTTAATAGTAAATAGTTTTATTTAATTATTTTTTATTAGTATTTGTTTATTTTTTTTATATTTTTAGTTATATTTATAAAAAAATGGTCTTATAACTATTTATAAACAAAAATATTATTATGAATTATCAAACAAATTTTATTCTAAACTCAACTAAAGAAATTTTATTAACTTTAGAAAATACCTATTATGACCCAAATACAACTCAACGGGTTGTAGTAATAAATAACAAACACTGGAGTGTTACAGGTCTTTATGATAATATCGATGAGTTAAAAATAACTCGTAATATCTACATTGAACCAACAGTTTAATAAAAAAAATAAATAAATTTATATGGAAGAAAAAGATGATTTACTTAGTAGTAAGTATAATATGGCTCGTAAATCTCAAGAGCAAATGTTTGATGTAATAGATAAAGGTAAATACGTTAAAATTAAAAACGTGTTTACTCAATTAGGTTTAGACACACCTGATGATATGTTAATTAAAATTAAAGAATACGAGATTAAATCTGACAATTTATTATCTAATAATAAAACACAAGAAAAAAAGATAGTTGATGTTAATGATGTTATAGAAAATAAAAATATCACTTCAACAAAAACACAAATTGATTTTGATTATACTAAATATAAAGGTGCTTGTGATATTTTACCGCTACCAAGCCAAGGTAAAATTCACCCAAAAAATAAAGAAGTTTTAGAGGTAGCATTTTTAACTGCGATAGATGAAAGTCTTTTCATGCAGGCTAATTTATCTAAAACTAAAGATATTTTTAATTTAATATTAAGAAATAAAATAATTGACAAAGATGTCGATGTTAATTTATTACATCATGGTGATAAAAACGCTATATTAGTTTTTTTAAGAATTAACGCATTTGGTAGTGATTATGTTGTAATTGGACAACACCCAACAACCAAAGAAAAAGTACAAGCAACATTTGATTTAACAAAAATTAAAATTAAAACCCTTTCTTTAGATGTTAATAAAAATGGTTATTTTGAATATAAATACGTTAATCAAGTAAATGGTAATGAAGATACAATAGAATTTAAATTTTTTAACCAATATGATGAAGATGAAATTCTAAAAAGGATTGAATTAGATTCTAACTCTGAAATTTCAAATGAAGATTTTTATAGAACATTACAAAGTATTGTATCTATAAATGGTAATTCAGATAGAAACTACATTGAAAATTTCTTAAAATATGAAATGTCTATTCGTGATGTTAGAAACTATAAAAAATTCGTAATTGATAATGAACCTGGTGTTGATATTACACAAACAATTGAAAAATGTAATGTTATTAATGAAGATGGGTCTTTGGGGGAGTCCCGTGAAGGGTTTCCTTTCATATTTACTATCGGATTACACTTTTTTGAGTAAAAATTTATTGATTTTTAAAGAAATTATATCTGTAACTGGTTTTTTTCCTATATTAAACGAATCACGATTTAATTGGTTCAGTGAAATACTTTCTATTATTAGAGAATTAAAAATAAGTTATAATGATGTTATGTCTATGTCAATATCAGATAGACGAAGTTTTATTTTTTTACATAACAAACATATGGCTGAAATTGAAAATAAGAGTGAAAATGATAAGGCTAATTTAGAGCCACCAAATTAAAAACAAAAAAAAAAGAAAGATAAAAATTAATTTACCTTTCTTTTTTTTTTGTTAATATTAACTATCTAATTTCATTGAAATTGATTGTTGGAATACCATCTACTGTTACACGACCATAGTATTTATTGTTAACCATTTTCTTTGCATAACGAGTTAAAATACCTTTTACGTTTGCGAAGTTAAATACGTTGGTTAATGCAGGTGTCAATTGTAATGGGATATAAGGTGCATAAATGTAACCTGTATCTAAAATTGATTTACCTTTAAATCCTACGATAATACCGTTTGCTGGTGAATATGGGTCAACGTAAACTTGGTATTTACCCATTAAATTACCAATTTTTTCAATACCCATGTTATATTCAACGTTTTCAGGACTTGCATCACCAATTACGTGGAAATATTCAAGAGAGTTAAACAAAGCACCAATTTGAGAAGAAACTACAATAAAGTTAGCTTGACCTCTTAATGTTGTTTGTTGTATTGATGCAGATATAAAGTTAATTACAGTCATCAATTCTTGATTCCAGTCTTTTTGTGTGTAGTTGGTAGATACAACGTTTTGTTTTCTCCAACCATTATAATCCCAACGTTTACTAAATGCTGCACCACGTCTTAAGTCTCTTAAGATTTCACGGTCAATTTCAGAACCTATTTGTTCGGATAACATAGCTGTTAATTCAGCTTCTGCATCAATGTTTTGGAAAGCTGCAACGTCTTGTGCTAATTCAGGTGACCAAGTTGCACGTAATTTACGTTCAGTTACCGCTACGTTTACTTCATCTAATTTAAATGAAACCTCACCCATTTCAGTTGCAAGTTCTAATGATGCGTAGGCTGCATATGTGATAATGAAGTTAGAACCTTCATAATAAGAAGCATCAGCACCAATATAACCATCTACAGATGTACTATTTGTTGGTTGAGTTAAATCTAATTTTAGATATAAATTACCTTGTGCATCACATATTTTATCGTATTCAACAATACCTTTACCATATTTTTGTGGTAATATGTTTGCGTTGATTTCTTGACCTGCACTAAAAATAACATCGTCACCGTTTTTAATGTCATTAGCGGCTACAACTTTCAACGATGCTAAGAAAGATTCAGTGTGCATATCTTGACCATCAGGACCAAGTAGAGCACCTTTACAATAGTTGTTAAAACCTGTTGCGGTAATAACTAGTTCTTTCATAGAACCATCACTTGAAGTTTTTACTTGCCCACTTGTTGTAATTGGTGTTAATGTAGAACCACTAAAAAATACTGGTGTACCTGTTAATGTTACAATTGTCATCTCACCTTTAGATTGGTCAAATAAACCATCTTCATAAAATAAATCATAAAGTGATTTTTGTATAAACTCAGTTGTTGCACAGCTACCTAAATCGTTGATACATGCAGGTAATT